CCATTGATCATGCATGCATGAACATGAACTATCCAAGATCGTGAACCGTCAAGACCGGCGGCGGATGGTCGATGGTCAGCCCACCACCCACACCACCCCCAGGATGGTCACCAGCCGCACCACCGCAGGTCACAGGGTAGGGGGGCGGGGTCACGACGGGAAGATCGCCGGCCATGACCCACTCGGTCATCTCCGATTTACTTACAGCGCCGTTTTCTTGAGGTGTTCAGGTGAGGACCACGAACCGGGGCCAGCTCGAGCAGACGCTGAAGGAGCTGCGCCGCCAGGAGCGCATCGGGAAGGTCGACGCTGCGGCCGTGCAGGCGCTCCGGTCGATGGCGTTCGCGCTTGACGGCGACCCGGGTAACGCGGCGCTGTGGCGGCAGTACCGGGAGGCGCTCAGGGAGCTGACGGCGGATGACGATCACGGCACCGCCGACGCGGCTCTTGCCGAGCTGTTCGCCGAAGTGGGCGACCAGGCGCCGTCCTGAGCGGGATTCGTTCGGCGGCGAGCTCGCCGCGATCGCGGTCAAGCTGGGGCAGCCGTTCATGCCGTGGCAGCGTGACGCCGCCATGGTCGGGTGCGAGATCGACGGGCGGACCGGCCTGCCGGCGTACCGCAAGGTGCTCATCACGGTGCCGCGGCAGCAGGGGAAGACGACGCTGTTCCTGACGTGGCAGCTGGACCGGTGCCTGTCTCCGCGGTGGGCGCAGCCGCAGCGGTCGGCGTTCACTGCGCAGTCCGGGAAGGACGCGCGGGATAAGTGGCTGGATGAGATCTTCCCGCTTATCCGCCGGTCCCGGAAGCTCATGCCGCTAGTGGCCCCGAATGGAATACAGAGGGGCATGGGCAATGAATGCATCCGGTTCAAGAACGGGTCGCTGATCCGGTTGCTGTCAACGTCCACGTCGTCGGGGCATTCCAAGACGCTGCACCAGGCGGTGCTGGACGAGATCTGGCATGACGCGGACAGCCGCCGGGAGCAGGGCCTGGGGCCGTCGATGCTGACGATCGCCGATGCGCAGCTGCTGTTCTGCTCGACGGCGGGGACGTCCGCGTCGGTGATCCTGGACCGGTACATGGAGCTCGGGCGCGCGGCCGTCGAGGCGGATTCCGGGCACGGCATCGCCTACGTCGAGTATTCGGCGCCGGACGGGTGGGATCCGGCGGATGAGGATTCGTATTTCGGGTTCATGCCGGCGTTGTGCCCGGATCCGCCGTGCCGGTGCGGTGCCGGGAAGTGGCGGCACACGGTGACGCTGGACGCGATCCGCAGTGAGCGGGTGTCGATGGAGCCGCCGGAGTTCGCCCGGGCGTACGGCAATATCCCGGACCGGTCGGGGCAGCGCGTGAGCATGGCCTCGGGCGGGTGGGCGGCCTGCGCTGACCCGGGATCGCGGATCAGCGGGCCGGTGGCGCTGGCGTTCGCGGTGGCGTCTGATGAGTCACCGTGGCCGGGTGCCACGTCGATCGCGGTGGCGGGCCGCCGCGCTGACGGGCTGGGCCACGGCGAGCTGACGGAGCCGGTCCGGCAGGGGACGGCGGGGCTGGTGGACCGGCTGGTCGAACTGGCGGACCGCCATGATCCGTGCGTGCTGGTGATGAACGGGGCCGGCGCGGCGGCGGCGTTCGAGAAGGAACTGATCGAGCGCGGGTTCATGGTGGTCCCGGCGGGCAAGGACCCGCCGCCGGGGAAGCGGCGGCTGCAGGTCGTGGGGGCACGCGAATATGCCCAGGCGTGCGGCGCGCTGACCGCCGATGTGGCGAACGGCCGGTGGCGCCACCTCGGGCAGGAGCCCCTGGACAAGGCTGTGGCGGGTGCCCGGACGCGTCCGCTGGCGGATGCGTGGGCGTGGTCGTGGCGGGGTGCCAAGGCCGATACGTCGCCGATCGAGGCAATCACTTTGGCCCGCCATGGCCACGCGACCCATGGGGTGGCCCCGCCTCCCGCGCCGTTCGCACTCTGGGGATAGGAGCCTCACCTTGACGTCTGTCGCTGAGCGCGTGCCGCTGGAGCGGATCAGCCAGCGCGCGCATGCCGCGCGCCCGGGCCGCACGGCCCTGGCGGTGATCGCGTCGGTGCTGTTCGGCCTGGGCTGGCTGATCGCGCGGGCGCTGAGCGTGGCGTGGATCGGGGCGGCGTACGCCGCGGCCGCGCTGGCTGAGGGCTGGATCGCGGGCCGCAGCGCCGAGTGGGCGCAGCAGGTGGCCCGCAGGCAGGAGGCGCAGCGTGCCGGGCGTCGTCGATAGGGTAAACGCCCGGTTCGCCGCCACGCGCGGCAGGCCGCAGGCGAGCCTGAGCCTGGACGACTACGCCAGCTGGTTCAGCTACGGCGGGATGCAGTACCCGCTGCTGCAGACGACATACAGCACGCTGGACCAGGAGCGGATCTCGGTCACCGCCGCGCATGCGTCGAAGACGTCGGGGCCGGTGTTCTCACTGGTCCTGGCCCGCATGCAGGTCTTTTCGCAAATACGGTTCGCGTGGACCCGGATGCAGGGCAGCCAGCCCGGGGACCTGTTCGGCACGGCCGAGCTGAAGGTGCTCGAGCAGCCGTGGCCGGGCGGGGTCACCGCGGACCTGCTGGCCCGGATGGAGTGGGATGCCTCTACGGCGGGACAGGCGTACATCCGCCGCAAGGGGACTGTCCTGCACCGGCTGAACCCGTCGTGGGTGATCATCGTCATGGGCAGCCAGGAGGACGCGGAGAACCCGGCGGTGGCCGCTGACACGACCGTGGTCGGGTACCTGTGGGTGCCGCCGGGCGGCAAGCCGATGTTCTTCACCCCGCAGCAGGTCGCCCACTACGCGCCGCTGCCGGACCCGGACGCGCATTTCCTGGGCATGAGCTGGATCACGCCGGTGCTGCGGGAACTGCAGGGCGACCAGGCCTCGACGGAACACAAGTGGCGGTTCTTCTCCAATGCCGCGACACCGAACCTGGCGATCAAGTTCGACCCGGCTGTGGGGATCGACGCGGTGATCCAGTTCAAGGAGCTGCTCGAGACGGAGCACCAGGGTGTCGCGAACGCCTTCAAGACCCTGTACCTGGGCGGCGGCGCGGACCCGGTGACGGTCGGGAGCAGCTTCCGGGACATGGATTACGCGGTGATCCAGGGCCGGGCGGAGTCCCGGCTGGCCTCGGCGGCGGGCGTCCCCCCGTCGTGGGTCGGGTTCGCTGAGGGCCTGGCTGGAAGCTCCCTTAACGCTGGTAATTTCGATTCTGCCCGCAGGCGCTTGAGCGATGGTACGTGCGTGCACCTGTGGGGCAATGTCTCATCGTCGCTGGAGACGATCCTGGACCGGCCGCGTGACAAACGCGGGGCCCCGGTCCTAGGCGCGTCGCTCTGGTATGACGACCGGATCCCGTTCATGCGGCAGGACGCCGGGGACCGGGCGCAGGTGCAGGCGACCGAGGCGTCCACGATCGCGCTGCTGATCCGCGACGGGTTCACCCCGGACAGCGCGGTCGCAGCGGTCAGGAACAGCGACTGGAAGCTTCTGGTCCACTCGGGGCTCACGTCGGTGCAGCTACTTCCGCCCAGTTCCGGTGCTGAGCCGCTGCCGGGCTTCGAGCCAGGGCAGGCCGGCCCGGTCCCGGCACCAGCAGGGCCGGCATCCAACGGGAACGGAGCGCGCAGATGACACGCACGGCTCGCGACCAGCGTGACGGCAGGAGCTGGTACCGGATCAACGCGCAGGCCGACGGCCCGGCCCTGGTGTACCTGCACGACGAGATCGGGTGGTTCGGCATCACCGCGCAGGATTTCCTGCGTGATCTCGCGGCGGTGAACGGCCCGGTCGAGGTTCACATCAACTCCGCCGGCGGCGACGTCTTCGACGCTTACGCGATCTACAACGGGCTGCTGGCCCGCGCTGGCGTGACGACGGTGGTGGACGGGCTGGCCGCGTCGTCGGCGTCGGTGATCGCGATGGCGGGCGAGCAGCGGCTGGCGGCGAAGACGTCGCAGCTGATGCTGCATGACGCGTGGGCCGGCGCTGACGGCAATGCGGCGGCGATGACCCGGCTCGCGGCCCGGCTGGAGACCGTGTCCGGGCAGATCGCCGACGTCTACGCGAGTACCGCCGGCGGGACCGCGGACTACTGGCGCGGGCTGATGCAGGACGAGACGTGGTTCACCGCGCAGCAGGCGCTGGACGCCGGGCTGCTGACGGGGATCCTGGACAGCCCCCGCGAGCCGGCCCCGGCTGGTACCGGCGCTTCCGCTTCCGCCCGGGCCGGGGTGATCCTGGCCGCGGGCATCACCGCAGAGACCGCCGCCACCAGGGTGGCCGGGGCGTGGGACCCGGACGGCGACGGGGACGACGACTCCACCCCCGACGGCGACACAGACCACTCGCACTGGGCGCCGGACGGGACGCAGAAGAAGTCCGTGCCGGGCAAGCCGATGCCTGGGCAGCCGCCGGCGGAGCAGCCGACGCCGAACAACGCGGCCAGTGTCGATGAGTCGGCGTGGGACGGCAACGCGGCCATGTCGGCATGCACGTCCGCATCGGACTACGCATCGATCTGCGCCGGGCGCCGGGACGGCCCGGCGGATGAGCGCGGGTCCTACGCGCTGCCTCATCACAAGCATCCCGGCGGCCTGCCGAACCGGGCCGGGGTGAGCGCCGCGCTGGGCCGCCTGGACTCCACGCAGGGCCTGACGAACAAGCAGGCGGCAGAGGCGCACCTGAAGTCGCACCAGAGCGCCATGGGCTCCGGCAGCCAGGCGGCAGCATCAGCAGCGGCGGTCACGCCGTCAGTCAGGAAGGGAAGGCCGGTTATGGCAAACGACGACGGCACGCTGACCATCGAGGGGCGGCGCTCCAGGGTCGCGGAGATCGAGGGACGCTGCCGGGAGGTCATGGCGGCCTACCCGGCGTCGGTGTTCCCCGCCGACGTGCAGACCGAGTGGGACCGGCTGGTCATCGAGAGCCGGGAGCACATCCAGGCGCTGGAGGCGGTGGACCGGCGGAACTCGGACCTCGCGCAGATGTACACGACCACCCCGGACGCCCACGACCGGCCCCAGGGCGGGAACGGGAACGGGAACGGCGCGCCGCCGCAGCGGTACGGCGGCACCACGCCGGCCATGCACATCCGCCACGACATCTACGACCTGCTCGCGATCCAGCAGCAGGCCCGCAACCGGGACGAGCTGCCCGGCCTGTACCGCGATAACGCGCTGCGGGCCATTGAGCAGCACCGGTTCCCCGGGTCGGACCGGGAGACCTCGCAGGCCAACGCGGCGAAGCTGCTGGAGACGATCCCCGACGACACGACCGGGATGCTCGCGCGGCGGATCCTGGCAACCGGATCCCCGGAGTACGCGCGGGTGTTCGGCCGGGCGCTGGCGGCCGGGAGGCCCCCGACGACGGGCCGGGACGCGGAGATCCTGGCTCTCGGCGAGTCGGACACGGGCTCGTTCGCGGTCCCGTTCCAGCTGGACCCGACGATCATCTTGACGACGAACGGGGCGATCAACCCGCTGCGGCAGATCTCCCGGGTGGAGCAGATCACCGGGAAGGAATTCGACCTGGTCACCAGCACGGGCGTGGTGGTGTCACGTAAGGCGGAGTTCGCGGCTGAGACGGACAACTCGCCTACGCTGGCGCAGCCGACCATCCAGCCGAAGCGGGTGTCGGGCTGGATCCCGTTCTCCATCGAGCTGGAAGGCGACTGGACGGGACTGCAGGCGTCGATGATGGCGCTGCTCACGGACGCGAAGGACGTGGAGGAGTCGTCGTCGTTCACGAACGGCCTCGGCACCGGCGTGCTGGCCGGCGGTGTCGTCGCCCTGCAGGCCGGCGGCTCGCTGGTAACCCTCACCGGCGGCGTCGCCACCTTGTCGTTCAAGGACCCGGAGACGCTGGAGTCGGCGATGGCGCCGCGGTTCCGCGCGCAGGCGGCCTACATGGCGTCCAAGACGACGTTCAACAAGTACCGGAACCTGTTCGCCGCGCAGACCGGGTTCGCGACCGACCCGTGGAACCGGCCGACGCTCGGGCAGCCGCGGGAACTGTGGGGCTACCCGGCGTACGAGAACTCCGACATGGCCATCACCAACATCACCGGCGACAAGGTGCTGCTCATGGGCGACTTCGGCCACGGCTTCCTGATCGTCGACCGGGTCGGGATGAACATGGAGCTGGTTCCAACAGTTTTTGGTGCCGCGCAGGGCCAGTTCCCGACGGGACGCAGGGGCTATTACTGCTGGTGGCGCAATAACAGCACGGTTCTGATTCCGAACGCCTTCCGCCTCGGCGTCGTGGGCTAGAGGGAGTCTGGTCATGGCTGGCGACATCTTCGTGGCCACCGATTCGGTGCTCACCGACGTCGATGGCGAGAACGTGTACATCACCGTCGGGCAGACCGCGCGGGCGGGGCACCCGATCCTGAAGGGCCGCGAGGCCATGTTCGTCCCGCTGCAGGTCGACTACGACCTGCCGGAACCGAAGGCACCCGCCAGGCCGCCGGCCCCGGCGGCCCCCGCAGCGAAGAAGGGAACAGGCCAGTGAGTGACAGCAAGGTCCGCGACGAGGCCAGGGCCGAGTTCGCCGCGCAGCAGGCCGCGGGGAAGGCGGACGCGTCCGCCGCGGCGGCCAGGTACGCGACGGAGCGGCGCGATGGCGCCGAGGAGGCGCTGCGGGCCGCGTTGCGCAAGTCCGTCGAGGAGGAGGCCGGGCTGCAGGCCGCCGTCGACGAGGCCGCCAAGGCGGAGGCGGACGCGAAGAAGACCGCGGACGAGGACAAGCGGGCCGCCGGCCAGGCCGCGCCCGCCCAGTAGGCCGCGATGGCGTACCTGAATGGTGTCGTGTCGGTGCTGAGCGCGTCCGCGACGCCGGTGTGCAGGCCCGGTCCCGGCGGCTGCTTCGTCCAGAACCAGGGCGCGAACGCGGTGACGCTGGGCGGCCCCGGCGTGACGGCCGGGGCGGGGCTGGTGCTGCCGCCCGCCGTGCCGGTGGTCACGCCCGCGGTGCCCGCGACGGGGGTGGCGCAGTACAGCAACTCGAGCCAGCCCGTGATCGTGACGGTCACCGGCGGGACGGTGACCGTCATCGCGGTGAACGGCGTCACGACGGGCCTGACGACGGGCGCGATCTACGTCCCGGTCGGCGGCACGATCACGCTGACCTACTCGGCGGCCCCGGCGTGGGCGTGGGCGGCAGTGCCGCAGCCGCCGGTGTTCGTCGGGTCGGGCATCCTGCCGCTGTCCCAGGACGCGGATGACCAGCTCTACGGCCGCGCTGCGACCGGGACCAGCAACGTCGCCTTCCTGGCGGCCGGCTAGACGGCCGGCTGCTGCCCGGCGAGCATTACGCGAACATCCGCCCGGCCGAGCTGGAACGGGTCCTGGCAGAGGCGGGCTGGGCGGACGTGGTGGTGGACGTGCAGCCGTCCCCGGCGGACGTGCGCGCCGCCGCGGTGAAACGCAGGCCGGGCACATGAAAACGACGATGCTGATCTAGGGAAGGGCTGACATGGCCAAGTGCGGTTACACCACGGGCACGGCGAGCGCGAACACCACGTCTACTCCTGTCGCGCTTACCGCCGCGACCGCGCGGTCAGTTCTTACCGTTGCCGCGCCCGCCCAGTTCGGCATCGACCTGACCAAGATGCGCATCGGGTTCGACGGCGTGACCGCCTCCGCCGTCCCCGTGCTCGTCGAGATGTGCGACAACACGCTGGCGACGAACTCGACGCCGGGCACGAACAACACCGCCGGCGTGGTGACACAGGTCTACGGCCGCACGGTCACGGCCGGGTTCACGAGCTTCTTCGCCAACACCGCGGGCAACGAGCCGACCGTGATCACCGTCTATGACCGGTGGACGCTGACCCCGAACGGGGGGCTGGTGATCTACGACTGGCCGCTCGGCTCGACCCACGACACGGCGGTCTCGGCGGGCATCACGGTGCGGTGCACCGCGCCGGCTGCTGTCAACGCGATGGCCAATCTCTGGTTCGAGCGGACTTAGCAACGGTGAAGCCTGAGCAGCTTGAGTATGCCGCGCCAGGCCCCGGCCAGTGCATCCTGCACAGCATGGGCGGGCAGCTGCTGGTCGAGCGCGCGGACCCGGTGGTAGCCATCAGCGAGGCCCTGATCCGGCAGGCCCGCGCGGGGACCGCTCCGGCCGGGATCGTCCTGGACGGCGCGACGCTGGTCATCAACGGGGCAAACCAGCAGGTGTCCTACCGGCTGGGGCCGTCGGGGCATCCCGGCTACCTGCTGGGACGGCTGTGCTGAGAGGAAGGTGCTGACCAGTGCCCGGTGTCCTGTGGTCCGCGCCGCAGCCGAACCTGAACTCGGCGTCCGCCGCCCCGGCCATCGCCGCCGCCCTGACCGACATCTCCCCGGCCGAGGTGCTGATCCGGCCCGGCGACCTGAGCCTGGGCACCCGGATCCGGCTGTTCGCGCAGGGCGAGTACACCACGACCAGCGCCACCCCGAACTGCATCCTCGGGTTCTACATGAACGCGGTGGGCACCGCGATCGGCACGACCGAGGCGATCCTGGGGGCGTCCGGGGCGCAGACCGCCGGCGCCTCGGCTACCAGCGCGCCGTGGATGATGTTCTGGTACGGGGTGGTCAAGGCGCTGACCGGCCCGGCGGACGGCGCGAACGCCTCCGTGTACGGCCAGGGGACGCTGTACTGGTCCACGACCGCCGGCGGCGGCGGCTCCTGGACGACCACGACGACCATCCCGATTACCGCGGCGCTGCGGACGGTCGCGCAGACGGCGACCGGGCTGATCACCACCGGCACCCAGAAGGTCATGGTGGGGTCCACCTGGTCCACGACCACAGCTGTCACGTCGATGACCTGCCAGGAGCTCACCTGCGAGCTGATCGGCTGACGGCCGCCTGAGCTTTCCTGCCGGGAGTGCGGTGAGAACCCCGTGACCTTTGCCGCGTCCGGCGCGTTCCTGTTCTCCAACAACGCCGCCCTGACCGTCAGTAACCAGGGCATCGGGAACCTCCTGGTCGTCGAGGTCCTCAACTACACCAACAGCACGGTGTGGTGCACCGGGCTGTCCGGCGGCGGCGCGACCTGGACCCAGGCCGGGGTCAAGTTCTCCGGGACGACTAACGCGTACTCGGCGGCGGTGTTCCTCGGGAAAGTCACCGCCACCGGAGGCGGAACGGTCACCCCGTCCTGGTCCGGGACGGCCCCGTCCGGGTACGAGATCAACGGGCACGAGTTCACCTCCACCGCGGGATCCTGGGCATTCGACGTCCAGGGAAACCTCGACGTCGCCGGCACGAACAGCTGGCCGAGCCTGACGCCCGGCTCCGGCTCGGGGGAACTGTACTTCGGCTTCTCCGCGGCCAATCCCGCATCCGCCGGGTCTACCAGCGGTTACACGTACTCGGTCAACGCCAACATGGACGCGGTAGCGTTCAACCCGGCCTGCGGGGCCGGTGCGACGTTCCCGGTGTGGGCTGATTCCACCCAGTCTTTCGGGATCGCGGTCCTGATCGCGGAGACCGCCGCGGCACCTCCCGCCGCCGCCCCGGCCAGCCGCGCCGCGCCCTGGTGGAAGCCGGGCCGGAACCTGCCCGGCCTGCCGCTCGGCGTCCCGTTCTACACCCCGCCGCAGGACACCCCGCCGCTGGCCGCCGCGATACCGGCGGCCACCCCGGCGCCGCTGATAGCGCAGGCCGCGACCGCGCCCGGATACGGGATACCGGGCCCGGCGGTCACCGCCCGCGGCTCCCTGCAGGACTTCGCCACCCCGGTCACCCCGGCACCGGTCATCGTCCCGGCGCCGCCGCCGCCGCAATGGGGCCGCCCGGCCGCCGGGCTCACCTCGCGGAACAGCCTGGCCGACGCCCCCGTCCTGACCACCCCGGCGCCAGTTATCACCGGGGCCGCGGCGGCCCCGGGGTGGGGCGCGGCCGGTCCCGCCGTCATCGGCGCCGCGCCGCCTGCCCCTGCCGCCGCGCCCGCAGCGGCCACCCCGGCGCCGCTGGTGGCTGCCCCGGCCGCGCCGCCGCCCCCGGCTGCGGTCACGGTGGTCACCCGGGGCGCGGCGCAGGACCCGGCGGACTTCAGGGGCCGGCAGCCGGTTATCGCCGTCCCCCGGCCGCCGGGAGCGCCCCCGGCTCCCGCGGTCATCTCCCGCAGTTCCCTGGCCGACGCGCCGGTCACGGCCACGCCCGCGCCGCTGGTCATCCCCGCAGCCGCGACGCCGGGATGGGGCAGGGCCGGCCCGGCAGTCATCAGCGCGGGCCCGGGCGGGCGCGCCGGTACTGACAACCCCGGCGCCCGGCCTCGTCCTGGCCACGGCGGTCACCCGCCGGGGGAAGCCGCAGGCCGCGCTCATCACCC